AAATGAGAAGACTGCTTTGAACCACCAACTTTTTTATTATGTTCTTTAGTTCTAAATCCTGAATTTATTTTAAAAGGTATTTCAGCCATTTCTCTAGCTTTATCTAGCTTAACTAAAAAATCTTTCTTCATGTGTTTTCCTGAACCAGGTTTGTCAGGAGAATCAAATTCTGTTAATTTAAAATATTTCATATTTATTATCTTAAAGGTAATGTTGCTCTTTTTGTTACTGGAGTTTTTCCAGAACTATCTACAACAGTAAATACTAACGAATAAGATCCTCTAGAATTTACGATGCTAAAGTCTAACGTATGATTTGCAGTAGATAATCCTTGACTTACTTTGTTTGTATTGTTAGCAATAGCAGTCTCTTGAGCAGTAGTTAATCCTATACTATCGTCAGAAGTATTAGAAGCACTTTTTATCAACATGTGAATCATAGCTCTGAAACTATCAGCATTAATTGGTAATTGTGTCTCGATTAATCCATCTCCTAAATCATTTTCTGAATCAAAAATATCTTCTAAAATATCTAATAAATCTGCTCTAGTTCTTTTTTCTTCATTAGTAACACTAACAACTGGTAAACTTGAGCTAGGCCTTCTAACTAAATCTTTATACTTATTAATTAAAGTTGTATCTCTATAATTATCTTTACTCATTGCTTTTGTCTTTAAAAATTCTCATTAAAGTGTAAACTATTGATAGCGTTAAAAGTATTAATTTTAATCCCATTTCCACAGAAGAAAAACTAATAGCTAATGTCGAAGTGTTTATTAGCAAAACGTCTGATACTTCTTTTAAAACTGTTTTCATTATTTGATATAGTATGAATAAATTACTTCTATGTCTGCATAGAATTTAGTTGATGATACAACTGATGAACCAGTTTTTAAGAACGTTAGCAATAAAGAATTATTTGAATCTATAGAGTAACCTCCAGTTGGCTCATATACTCTTGTAAAAACATAGTTTTGATTGTTTTGAGAAATAAAATCCTCTTGCCTAATCAAAGCCATATTTGTATTAGATGAACCATTAGGATCAACAGGCTTATCCCAAAATCTTAAAGCCCAATCTTCATCTGTACCTCCATTAGAAGATCCTTGAATTATGATCCTTTCAATTTTACATTTATAATCTGGAGCTTGCAAAAAAGAGAATTGTGATCCCCATCTATTAGGCTTTGAAACACCATCAGTCAAAACAGAACCAGCATTTACGTTCCAATTAAACTGTGTAAATGTTGGCAGCAAATCATTACCGTGAGTAGATCCTGTGTGATAAAAATGAATATGAGTTGAGTTATATTCTTTGTACCTTCTATCGTGATAATTATATTCGCTAACACTAATTTTTGATGAAGTTACTAAGTCACTTGTTGGAGTAAAACTTTCGGTCACAATTTCCGTATCTCCATTGTTTACTGGTGAAGATAAAACAACAAAAAACCAATTTACTTGGTTTAAAGGTTCTACTTTTAATGTTGCTCCTGCTGGCACTGTACCACCTTGCCAAGGCTCAATTATAATTCTAGTTGAAGCTACTCCTGATGATATTGCAGTTGCAACAAAGGCTAAAGTATTTGTTAGCCTATCCATTAACCAAACACGAAACATTCCTTTTAAATTCATATCTTTTTTTTTACATTCCTACAGTTCCAACAGCTTCATTAGGACTACCTACTTCAGATACTCCTCCACCTGTTGATGAAATACTTTGGCCAGCAATTAATGATGCGTTGCTTAACTCATAATCTATAGCAATAAATTCTCCTACTAACATACCACTATTTGCCTCTAGTTTAAATCCATTTGATATGTAAAAAATACCATCATACTTAAACATCCAAGAGAATCTAAAAGGTGACGTTGTGCCATTTTTAGCAATCAAAGTACATCGTAAAACTTTCTTATTTGAAGGGTGCAAAGCAATCATTTCAACGCCTTTAAAAACTGGCAAAATATTTACAGAATTTACTTCGTTTCTATTTCTCCATTTAGCTACATAGTCATAAGTCCATGAATCCCACATTGTTCCAGTAGTTCCATCCCAAGTTACTATTGTATTGTTTCTATAAATAGCTCCAGAATCAAATTTAACTTTTCTACTTATCTCAACTCCTCCTTCAACTAAATTACCTCCTGGCTTGTTTTCTACTAAATGTTTAGTGTAAACTAACATCTCTCCATCCTTATACAAATCTAATTCTAAAGCCCTAGAAGTAGAACCGTAAGTACCTTCTTGAGCGTCAGTTGTAACTACTAAATCTGTAACACTTAATCCTGCAACATCTAAAACCTGACCATCAATAAATGTATATTGATCCCAATAAATATAAACCTCGACAGCTCCATCAACCGGTATCGCATCCATTTCAATAATGTTTTGAGCTCCCCATTGAAGCGCGTATGAATATTCAGAACCAACAGCGGGTATACTAGCAACTGCGTTAACATTATTTGCTCCATAAACAGTTTGTATTGTAGTACTCCATTCAAATTTTGTTGTAACGTTATTATAAAATAAATAGTATGTTCCTACTTTTACAATTGCTTGTATCTCTAACCAATTATAACCGTTAGAAACAGTACCTCCAACTCTTTTTATTTTAAACTTTCCTTTAAGTATAAATGTAATGTTCTCACCTGGATTTCCTCCTTGATATGTTTGTATGTAATTAGCTCCTGGAGAAGGATCTTTAGTTATAGCGTAATTTGTATTTGTAGCCCATGAATTATAATTTTGATAAACTTCACCAGTAGAACTACCAACGTCTAATTCTATTTCTTTTATTTGTTCGCCATAGGCAAATGTAGATTCAGACACTTTATAATTGTTTGCTATATCTCCAGGGTTTGTAATATCACCCATGTAATAACTTGCAGAACCACCACCTAAAATTGTAGTTCCATTACTTGTTTTACCATACCTAGCATAAAAGTTTGATGCTGTTTTCATTTCTTCGTAAACTCCAACCTGTATATTTACAAAAAATCCATCTTGCATAAAACATCTAATATTGTAAAAGCTTAAAATATCTCTTAGCATATCAAAACAATTCCCATACAAATATTCACCTGTATTTGATTGAGTATAAAAAACATCAGAACGAATAGCTGCACTTCTTAAAGGATCGTATCTAACATCTATTTGATTAGTTATTTTAGTGTTCTCCCAACAACCATAATTGTATACAAATGTTTCAGTATCTGTTATCTGTTCAACCCAAGGTATCAATCTCAAGCAAGCTAAAACTAATGATCTATGTTGATAAACAGAACCGCCATAAGTTGGTCCTCCAGCAACATCGATTTGAAAGTCTTCAGTAACTCCACCAGAAACTCCACCATCAACATTATATAAGTTAGTTAGCTCTGTTACTTTTTTACCTTTCAATAAAGATATTCCGTCAATAGCTCTTAATTTAAAAGGTTGAGGATAATAAAGATCACTTAAATCTGCATTGTCTACAATCAATACTCCACGCCAAAAAGTATTGACAGATCCACCAGTAGTTTCTTGTTTTGTTACTTGTACGGTATAATCACCTTCGTCACCATTAACCGCGTCAAGAATAAAAGTATCATCAGCTGCACTTTCAGAATAAAACGTAAATTCTAGTTCACTCATTTTAAAAGGAGCGTCATAATCATTACCCTGTCCTTTATAGTTTAATGTAAATCCATCAGATGCTAAAGTGAAACTAGAGTTAGATCCAACATAGTCTTTTTTAAATATATTGATTGCATAAAGAATACCATTGTAGTCTTTAAATTCTCCAAACTTAATTAATCCGTAAGCCATTTATGAAAGTCTATTTAGTCGTTGATTAGTTCTCATTGTTGATAGTACTATGTCCTCGCCTCTTAAAGCGCCAACTACATTAACGGTTTGCATTCCACCTCCTAACATATCACGTAATTTTGATAGTGGAGCAATCACCTCAGGATCGACACTTGCATTAGGGTTATCACCAACTATTGCAGCTGTTTCTCCAAACGCTAAACCTCCTTCTGCTAAAGCTGGAAGTGGAGCGGCTAAAACAGTTCCTAATTGTATTCCACCTAAAACTCCAATAGCTGCTGACCAAGGCATACCAACAGTCAAAGGACTAGCTGCTACCGCTTTCATTATTGCACTAGCTGTACTAACTGCAATTTGCAAAGCCGCTTGCATCTTATCAACCTTAGCTTGTTTCCTAGCTAGTCTTCTTGATTCTTTGTCAGCTGTTTCCTGTATACTATTCATAGAAGTACCATGCTCAATTTTAGCATCTTCAATAGCCTTAGCTTTTTCTTCCTCACTAAGTCTAGAGTTTTCAATATCTAACAATTTTTGTTCTAACTGAAGCTCTTGCTCTTCTAATTGTATTGCAGTATCTTGTTTTAAAGTTTCTTGCTTATTAGCTATATGTTGAGTTAAAATATCTCCAACCTTACTAAAAGCAGATCCCCAAGTTTCAACAAAACCAGCAATGTTTTCTTGTCCTTTTGTTGCCCAATCAGACCATCCTTTTTCTGACTTATCCCAAAAACTTTTCTCTTGTTCTTCTAAACTATCTAAAGTACTATAATCAAATTCTTGAGGACCCATCATTGCTCCACCAGATTCTGGAGTAGGAGTTGTAGCTATTCCACCTCCTAGCATTGATTTCATTTTATTACCAACTTGTGTAGCTAAATCTCCAGCTTTATCGACTGTGTTTTGAATATCGTCTTCAGTAATATATTCGACTGGGTTTTTTCCTTTAATATTATCTATAGCAGTTGTGAAATTATCAACTGTTGATTCAGCTAATTCTTTGGTTGCTTTTTTTAGTTCTGGATTGTTTTCAGGATTAAATGTTTCCGCTAACGCGTCTTTAGCATCTTCAAAACCTTTAGCTATTAGTTTTCTATCTAATGTAAAAATACCTTTTATTATGTCTCCTATTCCTTTAAACAAAGACGTAAAATTTGTAACAAAACTTTTTACAATAGCAATTCCAGCCACTACAAAGAATTTGAGATAAGCGAACATTTGCTTAAATCCAATAGCTAACGCTTCTACTAAATATCTAAATCCAGCAGATTCATTATATAGATCAATAAAATAATTAATCAAATCAGCTAGAACTTTTTTAAACGGCTCCCAGTTATTATAAATTATAATTCCTCCAGCAACTAATGCTGCAATTGTTAAATAAACTGGAGAAGCCAAAGCCGCGAATCCAGCAATTAATGCTCCAACGATTGTAATTATTGGTCCAATAGCAGCAGCAACTAATCCAAATCCAACTATTATTTTTTTAGTACCGTCATCTAAACTAGTAAACTTATTGACCAATAATGCAATAACACTCATGACCTTAGAGAACACAGGTACAAGTATTTCTCCTATTTGAATTGCTAAACCTTCTAGTTGACTTAATAACTTTCTTAAAGATCCTCCTAATCCTGAGTCCATTATTCTAGCCATAGCAGAAGCTTCGCCTTTAGAATCTTTAAAATCTTCGGTTAGATCTTGTATTGCATCTCCATTATTTGCTAATATAGTTGCAACTGTAGCACCTCTTTTACCAAACATTTCCATTGCGTCAGCTAAAGGATTTGTTGAGTTATTTATTTCGTCCATGGCTTCACCCATAGTCTTACCGTCCTTAGCAAGGTCTAAAAATATATTTCTTAAAGCAGTACCTGCTGTTGATGCTTCAACTCCATTATTTACTAAAACTCCTAATATCGCTGTTGTTTCTTCAAGACTTGCTCCAGCTCCTTTTGCTACAGGAGCAACCGATCCCATAGCAGTTTCAAACTTAGTCATGTCTAAAGCGGATGAACTAAACGAGTCAGCCATTACATCAGCAATTCTAGTCATGTCAGAAGCCTCTAATCCGAAAGCTTGCATTGTTTTAGCTGCAACCATAGCGGACTGAGAAAGATCAGAATCTGTTGCTTGAGCTAAATTTAATATTGACTCAGTTGAGTTGTTTATTTCTTCAGGAGTTAAACCTAACTTTGAAAGTTCTAACTGAAGTCCAGCTACTTGAGAAGCAGTAAACATCGTTGTTGATCCTAACGCTTTAGCATCTGCTTCAAGCATTTTAAATTGTTCTCCTGTTGCTCCAGATATAGCTTTTACTTTCAACATTGATTGCTCAAAGTCCATAAAAGTTTTACCTGCAATAACACCAATTCCAACTAAAGGAGCAGTTAAATTAGTAGTCAAACTTTTACCTGTTGACTTCATCGAGTTACCGAACTTAGTCAAATTCTTTCTAGCCTTTTTTAGACCCTTTTGGAAGTCAGAATCATTAAGCCCAAGGAATATATTTATGCTCTTTTTGTTCGCCATTTCGCTATTTTTTGTAAACCACTGAGCGTTGTTTTAATGCGTTCTAAGCAAATAACTATGCTCTGTGGTGTGTCTATATTCAAATTCTCCGATCTTTCAATAGGTCATTTTCCCTTGATTGGGGGTTTTCCCTATTTTTCTTTTTTATTAGCTCCCTCTTTTTCATTGCAAACTGAGCTTCTAACCTTCTATTTTTCAAAGATTCTACCGCCTTTCTTTTAGCATCAATAGGCAAAGGAATAATGTCCGATGGCTTCATACTTTTACCTTTTTTCAAGTGAGGTTGAAGTATGAAAGATCCTAATGTCCTAGCTAAATCCCAGTGATGAATTTGCTCGTCTTCCAACTTTTTCAAATAGCCCATTTGCATAAGCCTAAATTCTCTCATTGTTAATTCCCAAAACTGTTCAGGCATTAACGCTAATCTTCCATAAGCAATTTGCTCAAGGTCTTCAAAGTCTATTTTTTCTTGAGACGCTTTGCCGCCTCTTTCGAGTTTCCCTCTGTCTTTGTGTTAAAACTTTCAGCGAAAATCTCCATAGCTTTTTCTAATAAACTAAAGTCGTCGTCAAGAGCATCTGCAACATCATCTATTGTAAAACTAATTTCTTTCTTTGCTTTTCTAGCTCCGTCTTTTAATCCACATAAGATTAAGCAACAAGCTTCATCTAGACTAATATTAGAACCAAGCTTAGATATTTCATTTAAAGAAACGTTTTGCTCTTTACAGTATAACCTTAGTGCATTCATGCCAAAACGAATTGGCAAAGTTTTATCCCCGATTTGTATTACTTCAAACATTTTTATTTTATTTAGTTGTTGTTGTTATTAAAAGAAAGGTAAGGGCTTATTGCTTTCAAGCTCATCCCGTACCAATCAACATTAATTAGTTAGTAGCAAGTGTTATTTGCCCTGTACATTCAAAACTTATTGAGTAAGTTGATGAATCTTCTACTCCAGAAGAAACAGCCAAACTAGTCATGTAAGCTTTTACTTGATAAACTTGGTCGCCAGTTTCTGTAGTACCAAATTCTAAATTTACTTGAGTTCTTCCAGTCCATAAAGCAAAGAGCCCTTCGAATCCTAACGTTGCATCTAAAGCAGTCATTGCTTCAGCGTCAATAGTTACACTTCTAAGTCCTTCTAATACCTCTTGATAACCAGCAGAGTCTTTAGTTGTAGCCTCTCTAGTCTCCATTGAGAAGCTAATATTTGCAGTAGTTGAATACGTAATTGGGACGAAAGTTGTTCCTCCTGCTACGTCAACAGATACTACTAAGTCTGTTCCATTTATAATTCCAGTTGTTGCCATTTTAAATTTATTTATTAATTAATTAATCTTCTTTTTTAGTTTCCTTTTTAGTCACTGGTTTAACAAAATCATGAGGTTGTAAGATTTCAATCGTATCTTTTAACCATAACTTTTTCGCTAAGCTTTCTTTAAGTTGCATTTGACTTCCAGCTTTTGTAACCTTTACATCTTTATGTAACTTATAATCTTTTATAAATTTTACTATCATAATTTTATTGTTTTGAAATTCTTATATCAAATTCTAACGTTGCAAAATATGCTCCAGTAGGACCAAGATCATCTTCGAATCCTGTATCAATATCTCTAAAAGTACAAGACTGAACATAAAAACCACTAGCAACTGGAGCTGCACTTTTATATCCATCTAATAGATCTCTTATATCACCAGCATAAATCTCTAATCTATCCCATCTAACTTTAGGATCTAAAAAAATATTTACTAACAATGTAGTAGTATCTAATGTGCTTACTCCAGACTTTGTAGGAGTTGGATCTTGATTTCTAAATCCATAAGTTATCCAAAAACCATCGTTGTTAGTTTGTATTTGAGCTGCGTTAGAATTTACCTCAGGATAAACTAATCCAGTAAAGCTATTTGTACTACTTGCTGTTAATGTTTTATAAACAAATTCACCTGATATTTGATTCCTACCTAAACTCATTTAATTCTCGTTCCAAATAGTTTCATACTTCTTTTGTTTAAAGTATTTAAAATCTCTTTTTCAACTAAAGCCATCGCTTGCGGAGCAGATGCATTTGTTGCTTTTGGTAATAAACCAAGTCCGTTTACTTTATTGTTAGACTTCCCAGGTTTAAATCCATATTCTAAAAAGTAAAAGTAAAAACCAGACTTCTTTTTAATGTACGCTTCCGCAGCTGATTTCTTTTCACTCTTAGTCATACCTTTCTTTGCAGTTATTCGCTTAGGGACTCTTACAATAGGCCCTACAAATACTGAAGGTCTTCCTTGTTTAGTTAATCTTTTAGAAGGAAATATTTTTATACTTCTTTTAAGTTTACCAGTATTATTTTTACTTCTATTAGCTTTGCTCTGTATTAAGTTTTTTAAGTTTGCTTGTATTGGTTTAGCTGCTCTTTTTAAAGAAGTCAATAAAGCTCGATTCATTTTACTATTAGTCGGATATAATTTATCTAAACCAGACTTAATGTCAAGCAAACCTTTTTTATCAATATCTATTTTAACAGAATCAGCCATTATTCTTCTCTTGATTGTATTCTAGTACATCTAATCTTTAATCCTTCAGCTCTACCTATTTCCTCTATCCCTGTTATTTCATAAAAAAACTGTGTACCAGATGAATTTTTGTATTGATATATGCTAATTTGACTATCCATTTTAAAAGCAGTATTGAATCTTACAATTATTTCAATATCATTAACTCCATGAACCATATCACCTTCTAATTTAGTTTCGCTTTTTCTTAAAGATCTTCTAAAGTAAAATGTAGAATCTTGAGTTGCTGAAGTTGTTTGTTGACCATCATTCCTTATAATATATGAAGTAGTGTACAAAATTCCAACTTGATCAAGATTTCCAATGTTTAACATTATATCGTAGCTAATTTGTATTGGTTAATTATATGCTGAGCTCCTAGTGGTATCTTATTTACTATTGTCCCTGTAATAACATCTTGTCTCATTTCATAGTATCTTCCTATGATTAAAAATATAGCTTGTCTTAAACCATGTGGAATGTCATTTTGATCATTTATTCCAGCCTTAAATTTAACTTCTACACTATCAGGTTTGTCATAAGTATCTGGCCAATCGTTATTAGTTGTATTGTACAATCTAATACTAGCCATTGGGAAATTCAAATTACTTACATAGTAGTCTGTATCTACTACTAAAGTTGTTAGAACATTGTCAGTATTGTAATACTTAACTGATTCGACTTCGTGACCATTAAGTCCTAGGTCTATTACAGGTAAAAAACCATCAGCAATATATGTCATTTGTTGATCGGCAGTTATAGCAATGCTAGTTTCTTTTTCTACAATACTTACAGCTATTGAAATTAAAGCTTCAATGTATGTATCATCACCAGTATAAGACGAGTCTATTCTTAATTGAGATTTCGCTTGAGCTAAAGTAATAAACGACAAAGGATTCCCTTGATTCCTTGTTCTTAGTCTACCGTAAGGTAAATAATTATTGTAAATAGCTACGCCAAAATCATTTATAATATAACTCATCTTTTTCTTTTAAAAGAATGCGAGAGGGAGCCTCAGCCCCACTCTCTTATTCTAATTTAATAACTATGCAGTTAACGAAGTAAACTTAGTAAATCTAGCACCTTGAGCTACTTTGAAGTCAATCAAAGTGTTACATACCAATCTGATTTGGTTGTTTATAGCTACAGTGTAAGGATCAACTAAAATATCAACTCCACCAAACATTCCTACTTTCACATTTGACCAATCGCCAAATAAACCGTTTGCAGATACACCAGCACTTTTTCCTACGTGAGTATTGTAGTAAGTTGGGTAACCGTTAACGATTTGCTGATTGAAGTTCATGTTAGATCCCATTGCAGGATTCACAGAAACAACTTGAGCAGATCTCTTTAATTGAGCTAAAAAGTCAGGCGATAATACGTAAGCAAGATTTCCAGTTAATGATTCTGCATTAGCTTGTTCTTGTTCAGCCAAAGTTAAATCAGCAAACATTGAAACAGCATCAGCAAAAGCAGCAGTCTCAGTAAAAGTGTTTACGCCAGAAGTTGCAGCTACAGAAGTAGGAGCATTTGTTACAGTTGTAGCAGAGAACATTGCTTCAGCGATTGAATCAGCAACAGCTTTTCCTAAATCACCCATAATAGCAGTTTCAACGCCAGATCCGTTTTGGTGTAGTAACTCTTTAGAAACGTTAACATATCCTGCAATTCTTGAAGGAGTTAATGTAACGCTAGTAAAAGCAGCACCACCATCAGCTGCACCAGTATTTTCAGCAGCCATCCAAGCAACAGATTGCTTATTGATGATTGGAATACGAGCATCAGCAGTTAGATTCATAAAGTCAGCACCTAATTGAGTGTAAATAGCATCCTCACGAATAGCAGATACAAAAGCCTCAACAGAAAGTCCAGCTATATTAGAAGTAACATCAGCTCTTTTTTCAAACATAGATGCAGGAATACCAGCACCATTAATTGAATTTCCATTAGCTCTTGCTTCACTTACAGCTTGTTCTTGCATTTCTTTTTCAGCACCATCAAGATTGTTGTTTACAATACCATCAATGTGCTTTAGAAAAGAGTAAGATCTTTTTACTTTTTCTTCTTCAGAAACAACGTTTCTTACTTCTTTCTTTTTCATTTCTTCCATTTTTAAAGCTCTTTCAGCTTTGTTTTTTAATTCCTCCGCTAAAAGGTTTTTTTCGTCGAAAGATACAGCTTCATCTTCAGTTAACTCACGCTCTTCAAGCTCAGCAACCGAAACTAAAGACTCCATACTTTCAAGAACGCTTGCACGCTCTTCAGTGTAAAATTTAGATGATTTCATCAAAATATAGTTTAGTTAAAAATTTAATTTATTTAATTTTAATTTTAAAGAAGCTAACGAACGTTTGTGTAAATCTTTTTCCTCACGTTTATTATCTTCTTTTTCCTTTCTTAAACTTTCGTCTAAGCAAGACTTTTTCCATGTTTCCATAGAGCGTAAACCTACAGTAGCATCCTCGTATGCGGGATAAGTTACTGCACTTACATCGTATAGCCTAGATACCTTTTCTATTGTTCTAATAGTTCCTTGGTCTGTTCTTTCCCAAGAATCATCTTCAACAGTAAAAGCAAATGAGCTTTGAGTAACATCACCTCTTTCTAAAGAAACTCTTAAGTCTCTTCCTACTTGAGTATCTGGCAATCTTACTTCATATCTTAATCCTTTTTCATCAGTCCTTAATTTTAAGGTTCCTGATATTGTTCTACCCATAATATAATTAGCATCATGGTTAAACAAGAATCTTACATCGTCTTCTAATCTTCCTTCAAAAGCTCTAGGAGAAATAAGTTCTCTAAAACCTCCAAGGTTATTACTTAATGAATTAAACACAGAACCATATCCTACTACAATACTTTGACCATCTTCTTCTCTAACTTCTAAGTTATCTAAAGTAAAAGTTCTAGTCTCTTTTTTAGGCAAGTCATTTCTATAATCTTCCGAGATCATATCTTCTTCCATAGGAGTTTCTTCTAAAGGAGTTTCAACTTCATTTTCATCATACTCTTTTTCGTATGTGATAATGATTTCATCTTCAGTTTCTTCTATTTTTTTAATGTGTCTTT